CGTCTCATCGTGCGGCGTCATCTCACGGCACTGCGGGCAAAAACACACGAATGTATTTGCTGGCAGTGGCTGGTTCTTAATCGCCCGCAAATCCTCCGTCGAGACCACGATCAACGACTCCACGGTATCGCCTTGCCGGTCTTCTTCGAGAGCCATGTCACCAGCGTTTCGAGCTCGTGAACATCCACCCTGCCTGGTATAAATGCTGTTTGATACATAACTACTTCCTTTCCAGGATGTCGCATTTTATGAGGTGGCTTCCGTGTGGCTGGGCGGTCTACCAGCCGCCCAGCCAGTACAAGGAGGAAATCACCGTCATATCGGGCATGCGTCTGCCCGGGATGACCATCACAAATTCTTCAACCGACCGACGATCTCGTGCAGGCGGTGCACCACACTCACCGCTTCGGCGCCGCCGTTCACGATCTGAAAAACATTCCATTGCCTGCCGGCGATATCGTAATAACAACTGAACATCGTTACTCCTTGATCTTCATCGCTTCGAGCAGTCTCTTGCCGTCCCGGGCGTCCAGCGCCGAATCTACGCCGCCCACCCAGTGCGCCGACTTCATCCGCAGGGTAAAGACATCCAGCGCCAGCTGGTGCCGGGGATCGTCCGGTGAATAAAATTGCATCCACGCCATCAGGCATTCGCCTGTGACTGGATGCACATGGTTTTCCCAATTCCATACCGATTGAAAGGTGATAAAGCCCGGCATCCCCGCCGGAATCTTCTCGTTCAAATACGTTTCAAAATCACGATACGACCGTTCCCCGCGCAACGTCCGCACCAGCTCGCCTTCCGTTTTCTGCTTCTCGTCCGTCTTCTTCGCCATTCTCGATGATTCCTTTTTGTTCGTATCTAGTAATTTATTCGTGCTCGAATATATTACGACAGTCGTTTGTTTTTGTCAAGGGTCTGGACGCCCTGAAAGGTTACGAATAAAAAGAAACCTTTCTAAAACGCCACGAAAGAACGGGCTCAGGATAGCCTATTCAACAAAAACGCCAACATATCCCGCTGGGCAATGACCATTTGCCCCAATGCCTTTAGCTCAGCAGACATTGCCAACTGCACCACCTTGGCATCCGCCAAGGACGCCTCGGCATTAACCTGTGTCGGCGAGATGTTGGCGTTGTACCAAGTCAGGAATTCCGCCTGCGTCCACGTCGCCCAGTTGGGAATATTGACGGCATCCACCTTGGCTTGAAACATTTTCCCTCGTTCGGGATCCGCAATGCCGAGATAGATCAGCCATTCCACCGGAGTCAGACTGCGGGAAAATTGTGTGGAGGCTTGGGCGTCATTGCCATCCGTCGAAACGGCAGGCAACCCCGCATCGAGTAATTGCTGTAGCGTAAACATCAAACCTCCATTTCCACGATCTGCATGCCGCCGATACGCTTGCCTGCCGATGCAGTCCATGTGCCGCTCGCCATATCTTTGAAGATACTGGCAACATTACCGGCGGCATTGTTGAAACCGACCCTGCATGGAGTTGTCAGTGCCGCGCCGTTATCCACGGCATTGGCAATGCCTTGTTGGTTGTTATTTGTGTTGTTCTTGGGTGTGAACGGCATGGTAATCGTAAAAGTGGTTGCATTGCTGGTGCCGTCAGTGCCAGCCCGATGCGTCCATCGAACGCCGCCGTGAACCACCTTATAACGACTAAAGAGATTGCTAGGAGCAGCGGAAAAGCCGGTAAACGCCACGGTCCAATCCATCCAATCACTTTCGAAGATCGGCTTGTTGACCACGTTCGCCGCAGGGATTGACCAGTTATAGCTTGCCGCCGCCGAAAGTTGCGCCCGGAACCTGCCGATGACAGTCACCGGGTCCGTGGAGTTGAAGTTCGTCCAATTCCCGGCAATATATTTCTCGTTGGTGCTGGTGTTGACAAAATCGCCCATCGTCTGCGCCCAACTGATGCGGCTGTAACCGAATTTCAAGCCAGCCGAACCGCCGGTTTCACCAATGGCGTACACAAATAGATCGTGCGACAATGCCGCCAATTCAGCAGAACCCAGATTGCACCAGTTTGTCCCGGCATTTTTCGTGAAACTCATAGCCGCGGTCAAACTATATTCGGTGTTGCCCACCCGGAACTTCAACGGCTTGGTGCTGGAAGGATCACTGCCATCGATATACTTCATCGCCAGCGTCAGATTATTCGAAGCCACGCTCGGCGTGATAATATATTTTTCGTAGATTTCGCCGCCCGCCCCAATCTCGGTCTCGGTGCCGCCCGGATTCTTTTTATAGAGTTTTTCATCTGTCTTGAAATACAACTTCATCTTCCCCGAAGCGGGACTGCCCGGCGAGCTGGATTGCTCGGGCCAATCAATGGCGCCGGAAAACAGATCGGACGATAAAAACTCCGCCAGTTTGGTTTGCGTCACCGTGCGGATCTCATTACTGGGACTCGCCTGCCCATCGTCACGCACCAGAAAGGTGAGGTTTCCAAGTTTGGTTACGAGCGCGCTATATAAACTCCACTTTGCCATATCTCACCTAATAGGGTTGGGGCAATACCATTCCAGCCAGACAAGCCAGAAGATAAAGCAGAACGACAACAATGAAAACATATAGATTGGGTTTCATGATTACTCCGGGATGGCGATTGCAAACCATTCCAAATTGCCTACGGTATAGGAAAGACCGGCGCCATACCCTTCCTTTTCACGTAATTTGATCGTGCGCGTCCCAGCCGCCACGCCGGTCTTTCGACCAAATGCCGGAGTTGTGAAACCGTTGGGTCCGCCATAGGATTGCGTGGAAAAATTTCCAGTAGTGCCGTCAATCGAAACCGCAAACATGGTCCAGCAATTGCCCGACGCATTGGCAGCGTAAATTCTGGCAAAGACCAGGATGGTGGATGTCACATCCACCGTGATCGAGCCGGATGAGTTCGGCATATCCCGCTCGGTGGTGCTGTTGTAAGTGTGACCCGTCGCATTGTAGAGTGTGGCGGTCTTGAGTTTCAGGTTTATCAAACCCAGCCAGCTGGGAACTCCACCGCTGGTATTCTTCAAAACCGAATCAGCGGATGGCTTCGCCAGCCGGGTCAGATAATCGCCTGCCGGGTCTCGATAGGTCACATCGCCGCCCGCCGTGACGGGATACAACACCCGCAAGCCGGTGCTGATCTCGTTCATTTTGCTTGCGCTTACACGTTCGGATGCCACCCAGACTCGGGGCGTGGGCCAGGTATCAGGCATGCTTCACTCCTCTGCGCTCATTTTCATCCAACAATTCAGCCACGGTCGTGCCGGGGAACCAGTTTTGCGCATTGCGCGGGCGCATGCGCAGGGCACGTTCGATCTGCGCTTTATCGGCTGGGAAGGTCACTTGGTATGCCTCGCCAGCATCCAGCGCGGCGCGAAGCGTTTCCCGTCGCAGAATCACATCCGGCACGGAGTTGAAGGCGCCCGGCATCCGTGGATTGGGGACGAACGTCGTCGCCAGCAGGTTCGGGTGTTCCTCCGGGCAGACGAACACATCCCCCGGTTTCACTTCCAGCGCGCTTTGAATGCCCTGTTTCAGACAGTCAGGGCATAGGGCGATCCAGCGGGCATGGTTGAATTCGGCGATCACTTTTTTCATGGTTATCCAAAAGCCAGGATGGTGTTAGGACCGTCGAGATCATCCTGCCCAAGCGTATCGAGTGTGAAATACAAACCGCTTTCCACTTCTGCTGCGGGCGTGATGAAGAGTCGTTCGGTGATGTAGCCGCCGCCGTTCCAGATTTCGATCTCACGCCCTACCACGATCATGGCGTAGGCAAAGCCGGTCACGCTCTCGCTGACGTTCACGATCTTGCCCGGTTTGCTGACCATCAATTTGTCGAAGGCGTCTTCATCCAGCGACGGCGTGTAAAAAATGCTTGGCGCTTCGGTCATCTCCGGCGAGTACCAGGTCAACAGATTATCGGCGATCTCCTTGCCGGTGTAGTAATCGCCGTGATAGGGCAGGTCGTAATCCACATTGACGCCCTCGCCCTGGCGGATGCTGGCATCCACGGCACTGTAACTCAGCGAATCGTAGGGATACAAGCCCTTGCCCTCGATGTCCAGTTGCAAGTAGCCGAGTGTGCCGCCGTTGTTCTTCATTTTGATATATGCCGAACGACTCCCAGGCGTGAACGTTGTAACGCTCAGACTGCTGTTCAGGTCGCCTGATCCGGCGCCTTCGGTGGAACTGAATTGGATCTCCGACCCGACGATCGGTGAAGTAATCTCCACCGCCGGGATACTGCGGGACGAAGAGCCGTTCGGGTCACGAAAGAAACAGCGGATCTCCACCTCGCCGCCGCCTGGAATCGCCAACTCCTGCGGCAACGTGAACAGCGTTACTGCCGCCGCATCCTTGATCATCGGATAGACGGTTACATTCACGTTGCGGACCCGGTTCCCGGCTTTGCGGCTGGCGCCCATTTCGATCTGATCGTCATTGAACGATGCCACCGCCTCGGCGGAGGTGAGCAGGCTGTACAAATCCACATAGGTCAGGATCTCGCCGCTGGTGGCGCCGCCTGTGATGAAGATTCGCCCCAGCCCGCATTGCGCCAGCCGTTGCAGAACGCCCAGCACCGACTCCTTGCCGTCTTCCACATCGGTCAGGGCGTAGTCGTAGGTATAGGCGCCCACGTTCAGGTCGGTCTCGGTTGGCTTATCCTCCATCGCATCCACGATCAACTGGATGACCTGATCGTCGGTCACGCCCTCCTGCACGCCAATGGAGGGCATCGAGCCTTCGCGGGAGGCGGTCTCGATCCAATCCGTGATCATGACCTGCACGGTCTTGTTATTCAACAACCCCGGCATGGGATCGATGGCGACGATCTTGCCCTGCGTGAACCATTCCTGCACGGCGTCTTTGGTGATACCCACCCGCACCTTCAACCCATTGGCGAAACCGGAGAGCCGGTTGCCGTGATCGGGGGAGTAATAGCCAACGACGCCGCCGCTGTTGGTCGGGTTGTTGTTCATCAGCAGGGTGATGGAGCCGATATCCGCTACACGCTCGAGCAGGTCGCCGTTGCGCTGTCCCTGGAAAATCTTGATCGGCGCTTCGGTCAGCACGTCGTCCTGTACATCCACCCAGGCTGAATCCAGGATGGGATCGTCGGTCATATCCAGAATGGGATCGTCGGTCATATCCAGGATGGCTTCGCCCAGCGCCATCTCCACATGCAGGGCATCCGGTTTCGCCATTACTGACTCCTCGCCACGGTCACTTTTTCGAAAGCCACACGGTTGGCGCGGGCGATGGTATTGGGCAGGTCGGCGATCATGCGGCGCAGGTCTTCAAGAATCAGGCGATCGGTCGGACCGCCATCCTCCGCTGTTTCTGTGGAAACATTCAAGCCGGCTGGATTGACGGCGACCGACCCGCTGGCGCCGAACGGTTCGGCGTTCAGCGAGACCGCCGCATCGAAGGCGGGCAGATCGGATTGCGTCAGGGATTGCATCGCCTCCTGCACGCCCCACAGCCCGATCTCCCACGGGGTCGGCGAGCCGGGCGTCATCCAATCGGGCAGTTGCAGGTTTTGCAGTTTGGACGCCATCTCCCGCAACCAGTCGGTGACGATGGCCAGTTTTTCGCTGAGCGATTGAAAGGCTCCGACCACCTTCTCGCCGATCCATTCGGCAATCTTCTGCACGATCGGTTGCAGGGTGTTGGTCCAGAAATCGCCCAGTGCCTTGAAGGCAGGCTGGAGTTTTTCGCTCAACCATTCGAAGACCTCTTTCAACGCCGGCGCCAGCACGTTCTGCCAGATGCCCGCCAGCGCTTCCAGTACTTTGCCAAAGACCGCTCCCAAAAATTCACCCAACGCCTGGAAGAATGGGAACAGCGTGGTGGACATCCATTCCCACACGGCTGTAATGGCGGGCCATAACACATTGACCCATAGCTCGGTCAATGCCGTAACCACCGTATCCCACCAGCCCTTGAGCGTTTGCAATGCCAGCGGCACGTTGATCGAGAGCCAGTCCCACAGGTTTTGCAGGATCGGTTGAAGCCATGCCCAGAACGTTGCGACTTTTTCCTGAATGCCGCCCCAGTTATTCGTCCAGGCTTCATATAACAGGTAGGCGGCACCGGCAATCAACAGGATCACGGCGATGATCGGTAACAACGGCACGAGCGCAGTCCAGGCGGCGATGGCTGTGGTGATGCCCCATGCCAATGCGGCGGCGCCCAGGGCGGCTAATACACCAATCACAATGCCCTTGTTCTCACTTAAGAAATTGAAGGCGTCCTTGAACCATTGGATGACGCCCGGAATGCTCATGTAAATCTTCACGGCAAAATCGGTGACGGCTTGACCGATATTCTGGAAGAACGCCAGCACTTCCGGCTTATCCAGGTCGGCGGCTAGGGACTCCATGATCTTGCCGATCACCTGCAACGGACCTTCGCCGATGCCTGCCAGCGCGGTCGTGGCTTTGTTCTTGAAGAGTTGCCAATGTTCGCCCAAGCCTTTCGTTGAATCCGCCGTCTGCATGATGGCGCCGTCGGCGTTCATCATCGACTCGACCAGTTGATCGAGAGAGAATTTGCCGGATAAGATGGTGTCCACCATGTCGCCCGCCGCTTTCGACCCGAAGGTCTCGGTGGCGATCGCCAGGGCATCGGTCTGTGTGGCGGCGTTCTGAATCGCATCCACGGTCTGCCATAACCCCGTTTTCATATCCACACCCTGCGCGATGAACTTGCCCTGTGCCGTGCGCAGGCCGCTCATCACGATCTCGGTGTTGACGCCCTGCGCCGTGAACGACGCCAGTAATGCGCCCGCCTCTTCAAACGAGAAACCAAAGTTCCGCATGGGAGCGCCATACTGCACGATCTGTTGCATCAATGTATCCAGCGGCGCGCCCGTTTGTTGCGCCGCCACAAACAACGCATCGAGTGATGCGGATGAGTCTTCCGTGGGCAGGCTCCAATCGCCCATCACGCGGGTGAATAATTCGGCGTTCGATTTGGCGTCGCCGCCCAGGAGCCGGGAAACCTCCAGCAAGGGTTCCGCCAGATTTTGCAGGGCCGGTCCGGTGGCGTCGAGACGCGAGTTCAGGATGCCGATCACATCGGCGGCGCTCTTGGCGTCCGTCGGCACAGAGGCGAAGACCGCTTTGAAGTCCTCTTCCAGCGCATCCAGTTCGGGACCCATTGCGCCGGTGGCAATGGCGATGGTGTCTATCGCATCGTCCATCACCACCGCCGATTCCCACGCGGCAATACCCACCGCTGTGATGGCGGTCGCGGCGACCGAGAGTGCCCCAACGACTACCGCCCCGCCGACATTCGAAAGTTTGTCGGCAAAAGAATCGGTGGACGCTTTGGTGCTCGTCAGCCCGTCCAGGTAGGCACTGTTATCCAGCGCAAGCAGGGCGAGCAGGTTCGAGAGTGCGGTTGCCATAATCTATTCGTCGTCCCATTTCTTGAAAGTCAAGGCGGTTTTCAATTGCTCGTAATACTCCTGCGGGTTGAAATTGGCGATCTTCTTCCACAACCGGAATTTTTGCGTATCGGTCGGCGATGAGTTGCGTTTGCGTCTGACATCGATGATCGTGGTATTCAACCGCGCAAAGTGAATATCCAACAACTCGGCGCCGAACGGCTCGAGATTGTAGTACGCCATCCACTCGGTCAGCGTGTGCGACGACATGCGCCGCAACATGCCGTCCACATCCCAGAAGCCCAATTCCTTCGCTAGGCGGAAAGCGAATCGGCGGGTTGGGCTTCCAAGGAGTTTTTTTCCAGTTCCTGCAGGTCTTCCTTCGAGAAACCGGACAGGCGCTGGATGTGCTCGGCGATGCCGGCAATGGCGGCGGCGTTCTTTTTCTTGAGCGCGACGAGTTGCTCACGGGTATCAAATAACCGCTTGCCCTGCTGGTCGCACATGCCGCGCCATGCCATCTGGACCGTGAACTCCTCGGCGAACGTGGAATTCTTGCCTTTGGTCTCTCTGAATTTGGCGGCATCGGCTTCAACCTGCCCGCGTTCCGCCGCGCTGATCGAGCGCACGTAGACAACCCGATCCTGCCATTGCGGCACGGGATGCGCCTCGATGACCGTATCTTCCACGGCCAGTATCTCTTCCGCCGTCAATGCTTTCTGATTCTTCATGGCATCCCGCTTATGTGATGGTCGGCTTGCCGGTCGGGGTGATCATGCACTCCGCGGTATAGGCGTCTTCCTGCCCGGTCATGCGCGCAATCTCTTCGATGTGCGCCGAGAACGCAATCGTCTCATCTGCGCCATCCGGCGATATCACGCTCATGTTCACCGGGTTATCGCTGTCGAATGCGGTCAGCATGGCGGCGTGGGTCACTTCATCGCTGTCCCAGCCTAGCACAACCTTGAACGACTCCAGCGAACGTTTGCCCGTCGCCACTCGTTTTGCCCAGCCGCCGGTTGCATTGTGCGGCGTCGCTTCGGCAATGAACTTCTTGAATTTCGGAAGCTCACTGCCTTCCAATAGATAGGTCAAGGCGGTCAGGCTCGTGCCGACCGTGATCTTGACCTGTAGCCCCATTCCACCTTCAGTTCCAGCCATAGTACATCTCCTTTGTTTTTATGCCAACTTGTAATTGATCGTCACGTCGAACCTCTGCACGGGCAATTTGTGGATATCTGCCCAGTCGTCGCTCAACGTGGTCTTGCAATATTTGATCTGCACGCCGCTCCAACTGCCTTTGAAACCGTCCAGCGCGGCGCGCACACTGGCGGCGATGCCCTTGATCACGGCATAGTCCGACTGACTGACCGTTTCCTTTGCCATGAAATCCAACTGGATCCTGGCTCGATAGAAACCGGTGCCGCCCTGGTGGTGCAGGAGCTGGTCATCTTCAATCGTCTGATACGACCAGGCGGGGAACGCCGCATCTTCCGGGATCTCGATCGGGTAGCCTTTGCCTGCGGCTGTTACCTGCGCCTCCACATAGGTCTTGAGACCTTCCTCGAGAACGGTCATGCCTTTGCCGCTTTCTTGATCTCTCTGGCAAGCACGTCGCCCATCGCATCAATGGCGGCTTGTTTGTTTTTGTCCACTGCCGGGCGCAGGAAGGGTTGCTTCTTTACGCCACCGGTTCGCTTGGCAAATGCCGCAAAGACCGTCCGACTGCTGGCGGTACCTTCGAATGCCAGGGCGCTGGCATTGACCGGCTTGATATCGTGCGGGGTGGCGCCGAATTCAAAGAAGCGATAATACCAATGGTCTTTGTCCGGTCCAACGGCGGCGAACTTGCCGCCGGCTTTGACCACCTTCGCAAGCATGGGATCCACGCGCTTGCGAAGGGAGCGACCGCCCACGAGGGCTAATTCCAGCGGACCTGGTGCGCGGGACTCGGCATCGGCATGGATCACCGCTCCGCCAGCCAACAACGCTTTTTCGATGATCTCTTTGCGGGCGGCGCGTTCCAACTCCTTCAATGCTTTTTTGAAGTTCGCATACGAGACCGGGTCAAGCGATAGTTTCGCCTTGACATTGCCGCGCATCCGCGGGCGGGAAGCCATTATTTTTCCTTCTCCTCGCGCAACACCGGCTTGGGCAGGTTCACGGGTTCGGCTTCCTGCGCCTGGATATATTTCTTAGCCTCTTCCTCCGGCAGGTCCACCACCGAATCGGCGGGCCACACGGCGCCATTGATGACCTTGCCAACCTTCAGTTTGACTCTCATACCTCTACTCCTTCCATAACATATTGACCAAAGATATCCACCAGCGGACCGCTGACAGCTTTGATCCGTTCGGGGTGAGGGCACTTTGTGAATGCCTGCCGCCAGCGTTCGAGATGATGTTCCAATGGCACCCGGAATATCGGGTGATCGAACTCCGGGCGTGGGTGACAATACTTTACGTCGCCCTGGTAGCAATCCATCCCGCACAGCAGGACCGGATCGCAATCACTCCACAAGGCAAACCACGTCGCCAGGGCGGACGACATGTTCTCGTCCCACCAGCCACGCGGCAGGGTCACGTGGCTCTCCTCGAACGGACACACGATCATGCCGTCGAAATTCTCCGCAACCGCTCGCACAGCGGAGGTGTACGAACGTTTCAATTCGTCCTGATAGACCAGCACATGCGGCTTGCAATGGTGGAACGCATGATCGTTGACGCTGATCAACCAGCAATCAGGCGGCAAACGCTTCAGGTCTTCGGGCAGGCTCGGTCCGCCTCCCAAAATGGCGGCGGCGCGGCTCATGCCAGCACCTGCTCGCTGGTCAACACCAGTTCCCGCTTGCGGCCGTCGAAGTCCAGCACGCTCGTGATGCGATAGACATCCGAATCCAGCACGATCTCCATCTCGGGCGTCACATCCGTGCGATGCCGGATCTTCCACTTGGTGGACATACTCGCCACCTCCCGCCCGCTTTGGGTGGTCTCACTGCCCTGCCAGTCCTGTTTCTCTGCCCAGACCTCACAGACCGTGGCACCGGCGCCCTTGCGGCGTCCGAAGGTATCGCGTGTGGCGTCGCTGGGCGCATCCCGGATCAGGATGCGATGGCGATATCGTCCGGCGGCTGGCATTAGAACCACCTCGGGCGCTCGTTCATCAGCGCCTCTTTCGGTCCATTGGGCACCTCGATGATCGTGCCGGCGATGGTGGTCTCACGGTTCTCGTACCAATGCCCGACGGTCATCAGGATCGCCTGCCGGATCGTGCCCGGCACTTCCGCCGGGGCGTCGCCATAGCCTGCCACAAAACGCACCACCACGCCGCCGCTTTCCAGCAGGCTGTCACCGGGCAGGCTGTTGAAGATGATCTTGCCCGGCTCGCTCCGCGTATCCACGACGTAGTCCGTCCAGGTGTGCTCGATATTATCGGCATCGTAGTATTTGACGGAGGTTACCGAGAGCAGGGGCGGGCGCGGCACCGCCAGCACATAGTTGTTGTGGGGCCACTCGTCGTAGACGGCTTCGAGCGTCTGCTGGATCAACGCCCGGCGGGACAACCCCTCGGCATGCTCACGTGCCGCGGCAAGGTAGAGATCGAGCAAGCCATCCTCGGCGGTGGTATCGATCCGTAGGTGTTGCTTCACCGTTTCCAGGGAAACAGGCTCGACGGTCGGCGGGGTAATCAAACGCAGGGTCATCATGGGAACACACTCCGCACCTGGAACGCCGCTTCCTCGACCGCCGTGCAGACGCCCGTGCCTTCGAAGCGGAAATGCCATTCGCCGTTTTCGGTGGTGGTCACATCCACATGGTAGGCGCCGGTGGAATCTTTGACGAGCGCGGCATCCGTCAGATACACATAGGTGACGATCGTGCCGTTGGGCGATTTGACCCTGGCGGTCACGGCGCTGGGATCTGTCAACACATCCGCCACCTTGAAGGTCACGTCACAGCGCACTTTTTGTCCTTTTTTGTAGATATGGATGGTCATAACGGCGCATCCTCCAGCGTCGCCACCTCACGCACGTGATCCGACAGGTCGGCGGTCCAGGGTGTGGATACGGTCAACCCTACGACCTCCACCAGGCGGGTCGAGAGTTGGGCAAGCCCGAGCACGATCTGCCCGGAGGGGGTGATCGAGAACGCCAGGTCGGTTTCAAAGACCTGTAACACCATGACACGCTTCTGCCGGAACAACGCCTGCGCCAGGTCAGCCTCAAGCGCCTGTGCCACGACCAACACTTTGCGGGAGGTGATGCCCTGCGCCGTATCGGTTTCTGACACCTGCGCCACCAAGATCTGTTTGACTTTCGCAAGCGCCTGGGCGATGTCCGTTTCGGATACCTGACCGACGACCTTCACTTTGCGACTCGTCAGCGCCTGTGCCAGGTCCGTCTCTTCGACCTGCTGAATCACATTGCCAGCCAGGCGGGTGACGGGTTGCGCCAGGTCGGTTTCGGATACCTGACCCAGTAAACGGGTTTTGAGTTTCGAGATTGCCTGAGCGATGTCCGTCTCGATGACCTGCGCCACCGCTCGAATCTTTTGCCGGAGGATGGCTTGCGCTGAATCGGTTTCATTCACCTGGGCAATCCCCTTCACCTTGCGGCTCGTGAGCGCCTGTGCGACATCACTCTCCAAAACCTGACCCAGCAAACGGGATTTGAGTTTCGAGATTGCCTGAGCGAAATCGGTCTCAGTCACTTGACCGACGACCTTCGACTTGCGACTCGTAATGGCTTGCGCCATATCCGTCTCCGTCACTTGCCCTACCAGAATTAGCTTGATTCTTGCAATGGCTTGCGCAATGTCTGTCTCGAGCGCCTGACCGACGACCTTCACCTTGCGACTCGTGAGTGCCTGCGCTACATCACTCTCCGTCACCTGGTTGACCGGCACATTGATTTGAGGCACTGTGACCGGTTGCGCCTCGTCTATTTCAAATACCTGGGCAATCAACTTCTGTTTGATGCGGGCAATCGCCTGCGCTGAATCAGATTCATTCACTTGCGCCACCGCAAAGATTTTCTGCCGGGCAATCGCCTGCGCCAAATCGGTTTCACTGACCTGTGCGATCGCTCGTTGTTTGATACGGGCAATCGGTTGCGCAAGATCCGTCTCCGTCACCTGGTTGACTGTAACGGTGATGCCGCTTGAAGCGGGCGGAATGGCGATGACATTCGCAATCCATTCCTCGGTTGCCGCCAGCGCAAACGTTCCAGGATCTTCGGTCTGTGTTTCAACCTTGCGCCATGCCACCTGAATCATCGTGGAGGATGTGGATTGCGCAGACTCTACTTGCGCCTCTGCCGTGTAATTCGTTGGTTCGTAAGGCGTGGTATTGTCATCGTCGTCACTGCCGTTGGTTGCGATCTCCAGCCATTTTTTTGACGACCCCGCATCCAACGATGGGGGGGTAGGCGTACTACTCGAACCTGTTGCAGGCGTCCCCACCTTGATGTCGGTGCTTATCGTAACAACGCCGTGATCTGTGATGCGTAATACCCGCGCCGCATAATCCTGCGATGCGCCAGTCAACGTGGCGGTGTCCGAACCCGCCGCTATTTTTGCCCATACCCCATGTGAGACGACATTGCCCGCATATTGCGTGTGGAATAATTGCGTCCATCCGCTAATCCCCATGTTCGTTCCGCCGGTGTTGTCATTGGACGCAATCGCAATCAGCAAATGCCCCGCGACGATTCCGCTCGGCATATTGAGAGCCACGCCTCCCGATAGCGATGTGCCGTTGGTGCTGGCGCCTGCCTCTATATTGGCGTAACCGTCCCATGCGCCGTTGTCAATCGAAAAATCATCTACACGGCTGTTCGCGCCGTTTCCGAAAACATAGATACCGCCATTGCCCGATGCTGGCGCACTGCCGTTACTTCCGCTCGCCCGTGATGTGGCGTTGACAAACAACTCGAACGCCGAACCGCTGGCTGTGATTTTCGCCACATCACCATCAGCGGGCGCGGTTGACCATGAGGCGATAACTGTAAATGCGCCTGCGTTATACCATTCGATCTGCCAGTTCGTCGCGCCGTTGGCGTCACCGCATACCCAATCGGTCGCATTGGCTCTGACGAGCGGACCCGCAAACTCGCCCACGCCGGTCTGTGCGATCGTAGCCTGTGCCTCTTGCGACGCGCCAGGTGTGTCCGCGCTCCAATACATCGAACAGTTAACCGACGCTCCCGCGCCGGTTACTTCGTTCGATACAATCGTTAAATCACTACCGACCGAGCCTGTCCAGTTCGAGCCAGGCGCGCCATCGGCACGATTGAAATCATCAGAGGCGGGCAATGCCATGTGTTATGTCACCTCAGGGACGGGCTTTGAACCGTTCCACATTGTAGTTGACAGGCGCGCCACAAGCCCTTTGATGGTCTCGTTACTGCCAGGGTTTTGCTTTTGCCATTTGGCGCAAAAATTATTCAGGGCGTTTTGTTGTCCGGTCGTCAGGGCGTTGTATTGCGTTGTAACCGATGTACTGCCAAGCGATAACTCGGCTGAAAAAACAATCCGATTGAGCAACTCTCCAAGCGTCTCTGTGTCGTCGTAGGGAATGCCCAATTGCCCACACAGGTTCGATATGAAATTTCTTTGCGGGGTTGTCATCGTGCTGATAACGGTTTCCCATGTCAGACCGGCGGGCAATTGCCGCACGTTGGGACGCGCGGCAATCACCGCATGATTTGCCTCGGTCGTATTGACCTTGACTAAAAACGCCCCGAATACAGGAACATCTTTACAGATGTAATTGCATACAATCCCGTCCAGTGCAACGGGGCGATGTTTGTTGGTAACGCTCCACGGCGGTTCTGATTGCGGTATCAAATAGAATTGCTCGGGCATTTTCGTTTCAACCTATGACGCTCGATAGAATCCAGCCGATGCGATCTGCGCCACAACATCACTCCCATCCGGGGTGACGGCGAAATCGTGCAGAGTCATCGGCACGATATTGGCATCGGTGCCACCGGTGGTATCGCTGTCGTAGTTGGTCACAAAATCACTGATCGCTCCAGTGCCATCGTTGGCAAGCGCCGTCCAGGTTTGATCGGGGATATCCAGATCGACACGGTCATTGGTATCATCGGGCGCAAAAGCGACAATGTCCGCATCGGTTAGGGTCTTGCGGGCATAACCGGTATTCGTGGCTTCGTTGGTGGCGCCTGAAACCAAATCAGAGAATGTGTCTTTATCCCGCAGGGTTGCATCGCTCTCGACGCCGGAGGATGCGAGCAGGGCAATGATGATGGCGCTGTTCGCCGGATCGTTCGTGTCAACCCGGTTATACAACTCCGCCACGCGGCCTTTGGCAATATTGAAAATTAGATCAGCCATTTTTGCCTGCCTCTTTTTTGTATTGATTGTGTTGTTTTTTATTCAACACACATTCAAAATATGTCAGCCATTGATAGCCAGCCGGTTCCGCTTCGATGGGGCTGGGTTTGCCCTTGTGCTTCATCGCAACATGCAGGCGCGCCAGCTCGCCGTTCTGATCGTCGGATAATTTTTCGCCGCAATGCAGACACCAACGACCGGGCATGCGCTTGATGGTGTACTCTAAATCTTCCGACCTGGTGCGCAGTGTCAGTTGATCGCCCGTGATGTTTGCGATGCCGAGTTTCAGGAACTCGGTAATCATGGGTGTCGAGAAGTTTTGCTCTGCCTTGACTCCGGTGTGGATCAATTCCAATTCGGCAATCAGCGGCGGATTGACCAGATTGTCGCCGATCTGTTTGGCAAACGATTCCACCAGTTCATTGGGGACGCCGGTGGTTTTCAATTTCACCTGCCATGTCTCTATGAGCGTAGCGCGCTCCATTTTGTAGCGTGCCAGGTCGGTCTCGTCGTAGATGCGTTTTAGTAACATACGTGCTCCTTAGAGACTGCCCGCCCTTGTCAACGACGGGCAGTCCAAAGTCAATGGATATTTTTATCCCAACAAGATCGCGGCGTGTTCCGGCTTGATCACACTCACGCCCCACGCCAGGGAGACGTGATAGACGTTCATGCGGAAGCCAGGATAAACTGCGAATTCCAGCGAGATGCCCGAACGATCGTCAGTCACCACGGTGCGGTCAAGCGCCAGATCGCCTTCCAATGGCACGGCGGGCAGACGAGTCGCGAGGAGAATCGCATTGCGGCTGAAGCCCACATTAGCGGCAAAGTTGTTTCCGACGGTGATGGCGGCATTGTCTGCCACAGCCTGGCGCAAGCCCGGCGCGGCGATCACCAGGTTCCCGGATGCGGCAATGATGGTGGTGTCCACCACGTATTTGTTGGTGTCGCCAGCAAAGGTAATCACGTCGCCGCGTTGGAAACCGGTGGCGCCTGCGGTGCCGGTGTCGAAGACAATGGTGGTTGTACCCACTGGATAGCCTGCGCCATTGTTGACCAGTGCGCCGGTCATCGTGCCTTTGGTGACAGTTGGCACTTGCGCGGATTCACGGAATGCAAACCCATGCACATCCAGGAGCGTGCCCTGGCGAAGCAGGGAACTGTCGTTGGCTTCGTTGGCTTTGGTCAACTGGGTCAGGGTGCGGACCTTTGCGCCCGCCGTTGTGCCAATCACAAGTGTGCGGTCTGACAACGGCGCGCCGTTATCATCCAGGATCTTGCGCAGGTTGGCGGTATCCGAAAGATCGGATGCGAATGGAGTAGTGCCTGCGGTTCCGTAGGCGCGTGAGGCGCCTTTATACGCCGCCAGCGCGATATCCAATTCCATTTCGTTGATCAAGCCGCGGATCGCCTGCGCAATCGCATCCTGCTTGACCGTCAGGAAACCGGGTCCCTTATCAATGGACTTCTGCTCTTCGCCGGTCCATGAGAACGGATAGAAACGGGTCTTCGAGATGGTGAGGGATTTATTGCCGATGGTTTGGTCTGACGCCGCAGGAAACGACATTGCCGGGGTAATATCGCCACCAGCCACATTGGCGGGCGCGGAGGGAATGCGCAGGGTTTGATTCAACGCAACCTGATCGGCGTTTGAATCACGCGCTACACTGGGGATGAACCCAACCAGTTCGCGGGAGACCACATCCAATGCGGCATAGGCATCGGGAATGAGATTTGTAAGGGTATTAGCCATGAGATTGTATCCTTGTTAAAAGATTATTCTTCGACCCGCCCGCCAGATTTGATGAAGGCGGCGCGAGCTGATTGATCGAGCTCTTCGTATTCGGCGCGACTGATGGTTTTCTTCCCGGTATTATCGGGTTTGATGGGTTCATTAGTTGAGAAATTTTTCTCGGCGGCGGCGCGCAATTTTTCGCGCTCAGCTCGAATCGCTTCGATCTTCGTATTGAGCGCGCCAAGTTTTCCGGTCTCTTCGCCGATGCCAAGAATTTCCTGGTATTCTGCGCGCTCATCTTCGGTGAAGTCGCGGGATTCTGCATCCGCTGTATCAACCAATTTCGTGGCGCGCGCCAGGAGACTCTCGCGTTCTTTCATGAGGTCTCGTATATTCATAATATTTGCTCCTTGAAACGTTTTTTCTTTTTGTGTTGCCAGCCGCTCACGCTCCTGCGTCAGTCCCGGCATCTGTAACTCACCGCCGGGCGCCTGCCCAGCCAGTAAGGGATTTCCAACAGTCACCGTGTTCAATAACGCCGGTGGCACATTGATGTAATTGCGGACGGCTTGTTGCACATCCTGCTTGATCGGGCTGCCGCCCGTAATTACCTCATCGGCAAAACCCAGGTCAACCGCCTGCTGGGCAGTCATCCAGGTTTCATCGTCCAGCATCTTCGAGATGAGTTCCCGCTCCATGCCAGTGCGAGCCATATAGGCATTGAGCAGTCCGTCTTTGAAGAGTTTCAATTGTTCCGAGAATTTTTCCAGCACATCTGCCGTCATCCAACCAAGCAAGAACGAGAACCCTGGATTGTGAACCATCATATACGCGGTATCGAAGATATGAATCTTGTCGCCCGCCAGCGCCACAGCCACAGCCGCGGAAGCCGCCAGCCCGTCGATCTTGACCGTCACAAACCCGGGGTAATCCAACAGGGTCGAGCGGATCGCCGACGCCGCAAATATTTCGCCGCCGCCGCTATTGATCCGCACGGTGATGGGTCCGCCCTTGCCGATGGCGTACAGGTCTTCCCTGAATTTCTTGGGCGTGATGTCATCGCCCAGCCATGACCATTCCGAGATATAGCCGTAGAACTCGATCTCAGGGTCGCCGCCTGTCTGCAACGCATCCCGCACGCGCCAGAATGGTTCGAACGGTTTGGTATTGCCTTCCACCACGCGAATGGGGTTATTCATACACCAGCTCCATTTCCTCGTCCACGGTCAGCGCATCCTCGACGCACTCATGGATGAAGGTCATAAATTGATTGGTTGCCGTCTCGATGTATTTGTCCAACGTGTCCAATAATTGCTCATACGTGATCTGTTTCGACTGCTCGATGCGGTCAGTCAAAAACTCCAACATAAATAAATCCAGCCGTTCGCTGATATCCACAGCGAACAGGCGCATCTGCGCATCCAGCACCGGCTTCAATTGTTTCTGCACAAACGCCAGATGATCCTTGCGGTAGAACGACTCGACCCATCGATCATACGTGTCAGTCTGACCCTTTGCCTGCCACCGTTTCGATGCGCCCAATACATCATTGGTCTCGCGTTTCAGCACCCGCCCAATCGCATCGCGCCACAACGGGTCGAGCGCATTCGTCGCCGAGGACGTGGCGCCGTTCGAGTTGGCAGAGCTACCATCGTCCACCGTAGTCATGTTCAACGGCATCAGAATGGCATCCAAACCCTTGCGCGGGTTCATGTTTTCACGTTCACGAGCTTCATTGCGAGACATAATACCGTTCGTGATGGCGCCGATGTACGCCTGATACCGAACGGCGATATCGCCGCGCAATAGTCCATCCATCAAATGCTCATAGAAAAATGAGGCGCGGTCTGCGGGTGGCAGGATGCGCAGATTCAATTCCTGTTCGATGCGCGTCGCCCACGGGCGGATTGTATGATTGACGTAGCCCTGTTCCTGACTGTCAATGCCGCTGCCCCAGCTGGTACTTTTCTCCACATCGCCGATCATGTGAGGCGGGACACGAAAGATGCGAGCAATTTCAGAGACCTGGAACTTACGCGTCTCCAGGAATTGGGCATCATCGGGCGGGATGCCCAATTTCTCTATACCCATGCCCTCCTCCAAAATGATCGGCTGATGACTCTGTTCCACGCCCTTTTTCTTCTCCAGTGAATCATTCAAACGTTCAAATGCTTTATCGGATAGTTGACTCGGATGTTTGTATATAATGCCAGGCGTAGCCCCGTTGCTGAAGAACTTCGAACCAAATTTCTCGGTGGAGATCGAAAGCCCGATGGCGTTGCGCGCCAGGGCGATGCGCGAATATCCAATCAAACCGTCGAAGCCAAAAGCGGGGATGTGTAATATTTCCTCGTTCAAAAAGATGCGGGGTTTGCCATCCGTCGTTTGATAATAATAAATACGTTCGCCGTTCACACGTTCGACCCACATCCGGTCAGGTCGCAGGGGCCAGATTTCCTGCACGTCACCCCGTTTATCGAAAATGGGTTGACCGAAAAAGTTACCCCAGCCCAGCAAATGCCCAATCATCAATTCACGGAATACCATGCTCGAATGTTCAGGGTTCGGTTGATCATGCAAGAGCCGGTAGTACTGGCTGTCGGTGGCGCGAAACTTGTTGCGACCCTGCCGTTCATATAGAATCAAGGGCAGGGAGGAAATATCCTCCGAGAGAATCGTGAACGCCGCCAGGACCGCCGAGACAGTCAGCGATAACTCCGGCGTGATTTTCTCCTCGCTGTAGCTCTTTTGAGTACCCGCCACACGCGTACCGCGCACGGTCTTCTCCACCAGTTGGTTTGAGCGTAACATCGACACGGTCAATGGCATCATTGCCTCATTCCCATCCAGCCTGCCAGATAGGAGGTCAGGATGCTCTCGCCCACGAGCACCGCACCGCAGACGGTCAGGGCTGTTGCCACAGAAACACCCAGGCTCACGCCCAGGAACAATAAGACCAGACCCAGCCAGTATGTCCGTTCGACATGTTCCAGGGACGCCCACCGTGCGCGCAGAGTCTGCATTACACCACCCCTCGCAACCAGACTTCCGGCAAATAATAATCGGTGGGCCGAAAGATCCCGCTAAAATCAAACTCGTCGGGCTCCAACGCCACCGGGACCGCAATATGCCCACGCATATACTCGCCATAAGAATTATCCGGCAGGTTGGCGGCTGTCGCCCATTGCAACAGGTAAGGATATTGTTCGTGGCTCTTGCCGAAGTCCGCTCGTTTGAACGTCAACAACTTCCGCATTGGCACATTCTCCACCGTCATACGCTCCGGCATTCGCACCTGGAAAATGCGGCGCTCCTTACTCACCGCCACCATCTGCCCGCCATTGACCATTGTGCCGAAACGGGCTTCCGTGGTTTCATGCCACTCGCCGATACCCCATATTTCTGTGGCGGGTTTTTCGCTCCATTGCGTCAAGGGGTTGTATAACCAGCCCATCTTTTGTTTCAATGTAAACCCATCCGGCAGAACCACATTCTGCATCAACAATAAATCTTCCCCGTCGATCCAGAATGGATAGTGATGTTCGAGCAGTTGCAATCTGCCGATATTCAGCATATCGGAGTGAGTCAACTTGTTGTAATTCGAGATCGCTGACCATTGCCCAGACCAGCGCCCCTCCGTTTCAGACCACACATAACAATTCACCACCTGGAATTGACCGACTGGCGCGCCGCCTCGGTTGACACTGAAGCCATACGACTGCATCACGGGTTCATCCCAGCGTCTGACCATCATCAATTCGTAATCATCGGGCGGCGGGACGATCCCACTGACATCCGGCGCGCTAAAACCTGGAATGACTGAAATAAAAGGGCTCATGCTTTCGCTTTCAACGTGACGTTCACGGTCTGTTTGACGTAGGTCATATCATCGCCCAGCATGATCGTCACAGGTAAATCCGGCAGGGTCGCAACCGGCGGAGCCAGCTCTTCGATGTTCATGCCATACGCCCAACACTCCGCGGCAGGCAACATCAACGCCACACCATTGCGGCTCCATGATTTCAAATGCCACCACGGATATCCGTTCACCTGGCGCACTTCATCGGCAGTCACCGTATCGCCTGCGTTCAGGTCGCCTATATCTACATAAGATCCTCCGGGCGGGCTGTTGCGGATGTTCGTAAAGACTTTTATTTTTCCGTAGTGCATACTGCCTCCATTGTTCGGCGGTTTGATCGTTTCCAGATCCAGCCACGCTCTCATCTGTGCAACCGAACCGTTATATACATTCAGATCGCAAGCCCCGTCTCTCGAAGCCCCATACTGGGTACCCATTGCCTTGTCTGTGTATTGCCACAATTTCCACGGCGTGGTTCTCCCTATCGGGTTGATTGGCGTCCCATCCGGGTTCGGCTCATAAAACCATTGTGCAGTCCACAGATCAATCTTGTTCCAGTCGATGCCATACTTCAACTGGCTCGGATAGATATACTCGTTATAAAGCGACGGCGACGTATACAACAGCACCGGCTTCCCCGTCGTCTGTTCAACACAGTTGATCCACTGCCATGCCTGATATGCGAAATCAACACTTAAGGTGTTGAATGCCTGTTCGAAGTCGCTCACAAAAAAATGATAGGGCAGATTACCAACATATTCGATGAACTTGTCCGCCTGCGATCGCCAACTCAAACCCGAATTCAGATAGTGATACCCGCCTCGGATCGCCATCTGAATCATACCAAGCCACAGTGTATCGAACGCTTCATCCCGTTTCAATCCATACCCAACTCGCTGGACCCCAAAATCCAGCTGGTTCACCGCCTCAACCGGTCTAAAAAAAAGATCGTATTTAGAAACATCGATGCCGTGCGCTCGGGATGTAATGACGTTCATTAATTCCTTATCAGGGCGCAAAGGTAATCTTTGCCGCTCCCGTAATCAACGACCAGATCAACCCAACCACTGAGACTCCGAAAATCGTCGCCACCCAAATCCCGATTTGATACCCAACCCACATCACATTGACCTTCTTCGAAACATCATCCATTTGATCGGATAGGTGCGACATGGAGGCATAGCCCTGCTCGGCAGTCTTGACGCGTTCATGGATATCGGTGACCACTGTCATCGCCTCGCGCAGAACCGAAAAAGCAAATCGTAATCCGATTTTGGTCGAAAGATCATCCTCCTCCAGGAGTTTGTCAATTTGTGTCAGTAGACTGTCTGTGGATGATGAATTATCTGGCAAGGTTCTTCTCCATAAACAAAAAGCGCCTGACGAGTCACAAGACTCGTCAGGCGCATCGGTTCTGACAAACGTCCCGGTAAAAAACTGGGACTGCGCTGGATATTTTCCTATGGCGGATGGCGTGAGGGGGACACGTCACCCGCCATAGGAAAATAATAGCACTCTAAAACCTAAAAGTCAAGGAGAGAATGTTACCCCTCGTCGCTCACTCCAATCCTGAGGATGCCACGTTTCTCGTATACGCTTTTCGATGTCTCATAAAATTTGGCACGCGCCATCGCACAGACCCAGGCAACGATCAGGTCAATACGCTTTGTGCGGTCCAGATTCTTGCCCTTGCGTTCCTTCACATATTTGATTTGCGCATTTCCATTCTTGACGATGGATGTATTGCCAAAGCACCAACGCGCCACCGGATGCGCTTCATGGGTCAGTTGTTTGTTACGCAGGAGCACTTCCACCTGGTTCATCGGATCAGTCAACACCGCATATTGCTGGGGGATATCCACGCAGGTCAGATGATCCTGTTCGAGTCGTTGCCATAGCATCGTGGCAAATGATTTATCTCCATCCAATTCAATGACCTTATAAAGTTTGCGAGCCTCCTGAATGCGCTCCTCGATGACAGTGTAGTCAATGACATTGCCCTCGGTGGGTTGGACCCACCCCTGCGCCGCCCATTCATTATACGGCACATGGTCTTCCTTGATGCGCTTCTGCATGTTCTCTTCAGGTATCCAACAGTCCCAGATGACGCGCCAGTCATCGAATCCGTCTTGAGGCGGGAAGACCAGGCACATGGCGCTCAGGTCGGTCGTCGTTGAAAGGTCGAGACCGAGATAACAATCCTTGCCCAGCAGGTCCGTACGACTCCACGCGCTTATGGTCGAATCGAAGAGATCGAGTGGCAGCCAGCTAGAAAGTTTGGTGGTCACCCATTGACAGAGATTCAACCAGCGAAACAAACGTTCATCGGCAGGATGGAACTTCGCCTCCTCCGCCAAATCACGCAGATCTTCGACCTGTAATGTGACGCCCAGCGACGGGTTTGCCTTTGACCAGTTTTCCTCGTTGTAAATGTCTTCCCCGTTATAGGCATAGATGACAGGATACCAGGTGGAGATATCCTTTTTCTTGTTACCCGCCTCCCGCGCCTTTAGAATTGATTCGGCTTTCTCATGCACTTCCCACGCTATCGAAAGCCGATCAGGGTCATCGCCTGCCGTAGTGATCACCCACCAAATCGGCTGGCGGCGCGCCAAGCCTGCGCCCTTGATCATCACATCATATAGATCACGATTAGGTTGGACATGGAGTTCATCGAATACGCAACAGGAGATATTCCATCCATGTTTGGTATACGACTCGGCGCTGATGACCTTCAAAATAGTGCCGGTCTCTTTGTTCTCGATTAACTTCTTGCTGTCGGTGATCTTCACCCGTTTCAGTAACGCCGGTTCCTGCTCGATCATCTCCACCAAGGGATAATAAATTGTTTGCTCTGCCTGTTCACGATCGCCAGCGCACAAAACAATTTGTCCGTTTGGTTCTTCACGATCAAAGAGATGCTTATTCCCGACCCCGGACGTGAGCTGGCTCTTGGCGTTCTTTTTGGCGCACTCGACATAGACATAACGATACTGGCGCACGCCACGCGGGTTCAACGTCCCATACACATCCCACACGATCTGCCGTTGCCACGGCATCAGCCGAAAAGGTTGACCATGAAAATCACCCGTGAGCTTCATCAACTCAATAAACTTGACCGCCCGCTCGGCTTTTGATTCATCGAATAGCATACCTATAACATCTCTTCCATTTCACTCTTTGGTTCATCTGGTTCCTTCTCCTGCGGCACCACACCCGCACGTGAACGCGGGGTCAAATACAACGATTGAGCCAGGGCGAATATCATTTTCCGTTTGCCATCCATGCGCGCATCCATGCCCTGAAAACGCTGCAAGAGCGCGTTCGCCTGGGCGAGGGCGTCGAAGTAATGCTTGAGCTGATCCGCTTTTGGTTTCATAGCGTTCAACATTTTCAGATGTTGAAGCCACAATTTTTTGATTGATGCACGCAAAAGGAATAACTCGATCAGTTCCTCCTCCGCTAAACAATATTTGACGAGGATGTCCGCGTCGAACGCCGTGACGATGGTCCCTTCGGTCTCGACGTACAGTCCCACCAGTCGCCTCCATATTGCCGCGGCTGACGCGTGTCCCTTCAACTCGGCGGGCGGCTTGATTTTCAATGCAGTCTTTGGCGTCATCATAGACTCCGCCGAAACACGTGCCTCACGGTCCGCTTTGGTATCATGTCGAGTTGATAAAGATACTGGTTTACGTGCTGGCATATAAACACCCTGGGTCGGGAATTTCCGACATTGGGAGAAAAAAATGTGCACGAGTACCCAACCGGTCTAGGTATCCCATAGTCAGAGATTCAATCCCCCCTCCCCCGAGTGCGACTGCCATCATGGGCGGTCTTATAGTTATGACATGAATTACATAACAATTGTTCATTACTTCTATCATCAGTACCACCTTGTCGAAGAGGGACAACATGGTCGCGCACAGTTCCAAGGACACGCACATGCGGATGGCGATGATATGGATCTTCGCACCATTTGAGTCGCTTGATCAAATCTCCACGCTTTTTTTTATGGACGACACCATAGCCGCGTCTCGCCGCACTGGGACGAGCATCCTCCAGTGTGGACTTGAGCGATGGTCGTCCTGCTTGCTTGGCACACTCAGGACAACCATCACCATCAGCCAACAGCCAGGGATGTTGAGCGCATGGACGTGGCGGTTTTCTAGGCATTATCCGTGATGTGAAAAAGCACGAACATTGAATCCATGCACGAGTGTTCGATGGAAGCGTTTGGTTCCCACGATCTGCACCACATAGGCAAACACAATCCCAACGACTTTGGCAAACTCGGCGAGTTGTACATCCACGTCACTGAATTCAAACTGCGGATAAAGTTTATATACCACAGTGACCATGACAAGGACCGCTAGGTTCGCTACCGCAGACCACTTCCCCGCAGTCCCATCATTGACCACACCTGCCCACTTCAGCACATTGATCAACAAAGCGACCAATGCAGACGTGCCAGCGAGACCTTCAATGATCAGTAGGATATTTTCCAGTGGTACGCCGAATAATCCCAGGATGGCAGCAAAGATCACCCCCAACCCAACGGGCAATCCGAGCTCTTTCAAAGTTTGAGTTAAATCAATTTTCATTTCATCTCCTTATGGTTTGAGTTAAACAAGAACACCCGACAACTCCATAGAATCGTCGGGTGCATCAACCAACAGAATGTCCCAGATGAACTAGGACTGCAAATTATTCAATTGTTCATGAATTATACATTAAAACATATAAGACTTACGCAACGGCACGGGGGTTAGTGGCTGTGCGCTTGCCGCAATTGGAGCAATGAACTCCGTCACGGATAATGATAGTGGGACAGTGCCGTAAAGTATAGCCCACTGCGCGCGGCGTTGGGCAGACCCTCTGCACCTCAATAGCCTTGAGGTGCAGAGCTTTCATAAGCGGTACGGCGATCTGTCCAATTTCAATAACTTCTTCTTTTTCGAACTCCATAAAAAAAATTTGTTTCATATTATAGATTCCTTTGTTTGCCGTTCAAAGACTTCGATTTTGCGCCGCATCGCCTTCCCACAAGAATACATGACTATTACCAATACACAAATTCATTTTGCTCATCTGCCCAATGCACAAATCAACGCGGTAAGAAATAAAACAAAAATAGGAACAAAAAAATGAGCGCATGTAAGCCACAGGGGTTTTTCCTTTTCGTCCCGCTCGCTATGAATTGTTGAATGCAATCTCATTGTTTTTAACGTGGTTTCCGTCCGTCGCGCGTATTGTTAGGTGCGCCCAACGGTTTGCGTAACCCGCAAAAACGGGGGACGCCGAACCTGATAATTTTGCCCGACTCTAGTTTTTGTCGGGTTCACGCTTTGTTAGGCTTCGCCACGCCATTCAAGCGCGCTGTTTCATACGCTGACCAACTTGCGAAGCCCGAAGCCTTTGCGATCTCGTTCAACCTTTCGCGCCTGCGAGACTGCCTGCGTTTTTGGGTGGTGTCACCTTTCGGGGCTGGTTTCCCAGCCCCCTTTTTTTCTTTTTTCACTAAAAACCTGCCTTCGTTGCCGCTGTCACTGTTATTTCGTAAAGATTATAAGTGCCGTTGTGATTGTCAATTGCCATCTTGAAGGGGATGATTTCTCCGTTGTGCATAAAGTAAATTTTTCCAGTTTCTTTATTTTGAATTGCTATTACTGGTATTTTTGTTCCGCAATGCTCTGACAATCTTACTGATTCAGTTAAATCACAATCTCGGTAAATTGTTGCAACTTGTTCATAATCTTCCATTGTCCAGTTTTTAATCATTTCTTTGTAGATTTCGTTATGATTTTTCATTTTCGTTTCTCCTTGTTTGTTATTGATAAAGGTATTTTACTACCGTTATATAACGCTGTCAAGGGTTTGGAGGCACCAATTTTTCGAGCAATTTCAGGACGCGGAACAAGAAGCCTAACTATGTTTTATACAGTATCAACCCAAATCACGCGTCCTATCAAGAGCGGAGTGTAAATCATGGCGAGCCTTTTCCTCTGCGGAATTTTGATTGTCATAAAATGCCACAATATCAGCAGGATTCAACCCGCCCATGAATTGCTTATAAATATCGAACGGCAATTCAACGCGGAAACAAATATCCTGCATTGTACTTCTTGGTGTGGGTTTTGTTACAACCCAAAGGCTAGAGATTTTCATTTGATATCCTTTCGGGCGAAGCCACCCTACGGTTTGCGTTACCTGCTGGTAGGAGGGCGAAGATAAAGCTTCGGGAGCAGGCAACTGCAAGGGATAAGATAATGCTTGGGACGCGCACCGTACCTACCAGTCAGGTGGACGCTGTGTTAGGTGCGCCATAATGGGAGGAAGTGAAATATCCACCAACCAAGACGCAAGCCTTTACGATAGCCATTGCGCTCCGAAAACACGAGCGGGTGTAAACGGATGTCTTTCCAAGAAAGACCAACTCCAAACACACGAAACCACCAGATACCTTTTTGACGCATACCACAAATTATTTTCACGAAGCACCTACGGTTTGCGTTAGCCGCGTGGGTGAAAACACGCCTGACAGATAGGGACATCAAGCATGTTTGTAGTGCCACACTTTGAGCAAGCCCACTCTGTACCCACGTCGGCTGCACGCTGTGTTGGGCGGTGTGCCTTTTTGAATACATCTTCTTTAGTCATTTCCCAAACCATGTCTTTGATTATTTCAGACAACACAATAACCAAATTATGGTAGAAAATGCCTTCGGGGATTGCCTGATGAATGGCAGATTTTATTTTATTTTGCTCAGACTTGTTGTCGAAAAACTCTTCTGTAAGTTTTCTCATGCAACCTGCTTTCTGTTGAGCAGTCCGCCCAACGGTTTGCGTTACCCGCTTGAAACGGCGGGATTAGATTCACTGTCAGCGTTTGCCGCGCCCGTTTCAAGTCGGGTGGACGCTGTGTTAGGTGGCGTGATTTTCACGTAAGCCACCAACGAATAA